AAATACCTCTTCATAACCAGATCTTTCAATAATTTTAGTCTTGATTTCGAGTTGTTTCTTTTCCTTTTGTATTCTTCTTAGAAAGGCGTAGTGTATAATCTGAGTGAAATATGCAAAAGGATTTTTAGATTTTTCTGGATTAAAATTATTAATATATTGAACACAGTTTTCAATACCATCACACACCATATCATCTTTAAACATATAATTTACAAAATTAGGTTTAAAAGATAAGTGAGTTGCAATTTTAAGAAAACACTCTCCGAGATAATTAGTGATACGAGGTTTTGCTTCACCTTTTTCTTCAGCTAAAGCAACTCTTTCCTTGTACTCAACAATAGCTGCGAGGAACTCTTTGTTATTCACATAATGTTCCGATCTTTTTCTTGTCCGTGGCATGGAATGCATTGATTATGTTGTTCATTCATAACATTATTATACACTATTTTCAAACGCTTGACAATACCTCTTAAAAGTATTACAATAACTCTGTAGGAGTTCAAAGGGACAGATTAGCTATTCTTAAAGATATTCTCTAGGCTCTTACGGGCATCTTTAACATTAGATATGTATCCCATCTCTTTTGTCATCTTTGGTTTTGGTTTTAATTTAGGAACCTCAGTTTCATAATATGCTTTTACAAATTGATTGTAAGCAGTGATTACTTCTTTATCAGTAATCTCACATGTAGTGATAACGTTACTCATCTCCACTATATATGTCTTTTCACGACCTGTCTTTATCCAAGGTTCAATCTTCAAAATACTTATGCCAGGTTTTCGAGAGAAGGATGAGTGTGCGATCATCGCTGGACGATCTAAAGATATCGCATCAAATTCTGGTGAGGGTTCGATTTTTGCAATAATTTCTTCTCCTGTGTTGAGTTTTACGACTGCTAAAAATTTATTTGACATTTTTTTAAAGGTATCGTGAGCATCTCATAGTTAAAGTTTTCTTCATTATAAATTTTCACCCTCTCCATCATATGATTTAAAGTATAGTTTTTTGAAGATCCATAAGTTATATCGTCTGCAATATCAAAAAGAGTTGC